ATTCAGGATTAAATGCCTCAACAATCTGACGAGCAGTCCACTTAAACATTCTATAAACTTCTTCTACCGCACCAAGGAAGTTTTCCTTAATAAATATCTCTGCAAGATGCTTCGTCGAAAAACGAATGATATTTTTCTCATCTTCTTCTACAGTCATTACCGCTGTCCCAAAAACACATAAGTCTAAATAAAACTCATGCACCTCTGTCTGAAAATTTGAATTATTCATTATTCCATGAAGTCGTCTTGTAAGATCTTGTAAGTATTCGGTCACTGGTTCTAGGCTAGATAAATACTCGTTCGAGGTACTAAGTTGAAACCATAATGAATTGGGGTTCGTAAGCATACCGTGAAGGGCAGAGCTTAGTATATCGCATGACACCATTGCCGTAGAATCGTACAATTCGATGCCCTTTTTTTCCCCTGGGATATTCTTTCTAGTAAAACTATTTTTATTCGGAAGAGTGTAATCAGCAAGTTCTTGCCAATGTGTTTCCCATAACCCACGCTCTGATTTTAATTTGGCATACCTATGCAATATTTCATCAGGGCGTAAATCCACTTCTATCTCCTACCGAGTAATTGCATGGATGCTTGTACGAATCCATCAATCCTAGTTTGCTTAGCCCCAGGCATGTCAACAAGTAAATCATGTGTTGCATCATCTTTAAGCCTTGCAATGAATTTAGGATCAACGCCCTCTTTGGCTTTTGTAAATAATGTATTGGCTGCTTTAATATCACCTGACTGCAAAAAAGAAAACATTTCCGCCTTAGTCTGCCTGTCGATTGTAGAATTAGGATCTTGTGCTTCTTTAAGCAAGGACTCTCTTTGCTTCTTAGCTGCTTCTGCTGCCGCTAATTTATCAAGTCGTATCTTATCGCCAGCATAGTCTTTGCCAGCTAAATACCCATAATTATCTTTTATCTTAAATGGGTTCTTTACTGTGCCCCTAACATACTTAAAAATACGCTTGCCTAATTTCATACTACCACCCTAGCACATCATAATTGGATTCAGATTCTTTTTCAAATCCCATTCCAGCATTATCACGCGCTTCACCACGAAACCCTACCGCAAATGTTCTCATAGCATCAGCACCATGTGAAGCCCAGTTATGCCTAGGTCTAGCCTTATACACTAAATCCTTATGGTCAAATGCTCTTTCATAAGACTTCAAACACTCAATACCCCAACCACAATTCTCACTGTCCATCCACATACGTGGCAATAAACCACGAACAGCATGAATACCATCCTCAACACCAAGCCGCTTCACCACCTCAACGCGTTTAAGGCCCAAGGAATGAAGTGTTTCGACACGTGTTTTACCTGTTCCCAATTCTCTTGCAGCAGCATCATGAGGAAGAAAGTGAGTAGAATAATTATACTTACGCGAATTAACTTCACCAACAATAAACTCAAGACCTCTCGAGTTGACTTCATAATAGTCAATAACGTGTATCTCACGCCCAACCTCCTGAATAAACCAAATCGCCGTACTATCATCTATCCCTAAATCCCAACCAGTCATTACTGCACAATGGGGATCATACGGCACTCGCGTAATACGCTTATCTTTATACATCTCCGACATCTCATGCTTATAATACGCGCCCACTAGTGCGGCACTAAAACTACACTCAAACTCCTGCTCATACTCCTCATCACTCATAAAACTCTTAGCAGACTTTAATTCCGTATCCTGCACAATCTTCGTCTCACTCGCTCGGAATAGAGCCACGAACCAATCACCAGAAGTATCCTTCCTAGCGTTCATGTAAAGTTCATGCGCGTGATTAGCTCCCTTAGGCGTAAAAATAAAGATAGCCCAACCAAGCCTATCCGCAAGAGCAGGTCTAATAACCTCACTCCAAATTCTAGGATCACATTCAGAATATTCATCAATCACCACCCCATCTAAATAAATACCTTTCAAGTTTCCAGGATTCTCAGCCCCTAGTAACATGATCCGAATCTTACCATTCTGGTTCGGTATATCCACCCGTAAATCCGATTCGTTAATCACTACACCAGGAATATGGCGTACCGCCTCTTTCATATACTCCCATGCAATACGCTTTGCAGCTCCATACGTAGGAGCAATGTACGCGTACTGGGGATTTCGGCGCGGGCACCGAAAACCTTTATCCAAAATCTCATTTATTGATAATACCGTTTTACCAAATCGCCGATGACATACCAAAACATTAAAACGCTTTAAGCGTTGATGTATCCAATCCTGATGCGGTCTTGGCATATAGCCAGTTGATATATTACTCATTCTGCTTTACTCGGATTTTTATGCGGACTCTTTAAGACAACATTGGTGCTAGCTTCTGATGCCGCTATCTTTTCTTGCCCCTGTTCAATAGCCGTAAACAGTTCTGCCTCCGAGAATCCAGGGTCTCCAACTCGTCGTATGCCAGTCTCAATTTGTATAACTCCGACTCCAATCTTCCCACTAATCTGCGTGCGCTTGCCGAATTTTTGTGGGTCTGAGATTTCTGATAAATGCTTGTAAGCTTCGATTCGCATCTTTCCAAGCGCAATTTCATCTTCTTGAGCTTCTGTTTGTTCTGCAACTTCTTCGATTTTATCAAAGAACAACTCCGCTCTGTCCTTACGCGCTTCATCCACCAACTCTCCAAACTCAGGATACGTCTTACGCAAATTCACATACTCCCTATACGATACACCAAGTGCTTCACACGTGCGACGAATCCCGATCCCAGACAATATACTCTCCGCAAACGCATCCGCAAACAAAGGCGAATACTGTATATGTGACTCCAAATCAATAAGAGGAACCCAGCGCCGCTGACCCTCCACCACATGAGACCTATACTTATGCAAATCCTTCTGGCTTATCTCCATATGCACAATCTCGCCTGTCTCCAAATCAACAGCCTCAGGGAATCCTTGCGAATTGAGATATAAATAATGCTTGCGCGGGTCGGGCATCGGGGCTCCTAACTCATCAAAACTAATTTACTTTATTATAGTATGCATTGCGCATAGTGTCAAACCCCCTGAAAAATGCTTCCCGGAGGGCGGGCCCACCCACGCCATTCGTTGTACAGTTATACTGGGGTCATAGGGGGGTGGTCTCGCGTACACGCGCCCACGCACGCCCGTACACGCGCACACACGCACACACGGCCCACTGGCTATGAATACCCTACCCCTATAGAGAGATATACCCGCAAAGTGACAAAAATTGTAAATTGTCACCGACCAGTGACAAAATTTGCACACCTGCCATGCACCCCAATACCATGCCGCTAGATACGCGAACCCAGCACCCTGCTATCGTCGCAGTTGGCACGGCAACTGCACAACGGAAATGCAACCCGCTGCAATTATGCAACGGCCTAACAAGGAGTACACTATGTTCCAACAAACTAATACCGCTAGCCAACTAGCTGAGTTAGCCGCCCTAAGAGCCGAGAACGCACGACTCAAGGCCAATCAACCCAAGCCTCGCGCATTAAGCTGCAAGGTATCGCTCAAAGGCGCAGTTAGTATCTACGGCTTTGGCAAGTTCCCAGTCACGCTCTACAAAGAGCAATGGGCTAAGCTATTCGCTGCCCAAGATATGATTAAGGCCTTCATTACTACCAATGAGCCTAACCTCAAGAACAAGGGGGAATAATGAGAAACCTACTAGCACTGGCAATATCGCCAGTACTAGCCCTAACGGGCTATAGATTCTCCAAGGACTATCGCTGGGGAACTACTCATTACCATAGAATCGTGTACGCAATAATTAACACGCCACGAGCTAATATCGCGGCATACAAACTAACAGGAGAATAATCATGAAATACATAATCATAGCAATGGTTCTGGGTTCGGCAGCACACGCTGCCGATACCAAGGCACCACAGTTTACCAAAGTAGCTCCGACAATGACCAAGTACGAGGCGGCCAAGCTCTTATTGGCCGATAAGTCAACAGTTATTTATCGATGCCAACAGGTTGAGATGAACGATAAGCTTAGTATCGTGAACAAGAAAATCAAGAAATAGCAGGTAGGGGGCTACGGATTCGTGGCCCCCGCCCGACACAATCGCCAGTTTTTAGGCACTTGTTACTTGTTTAGTACTATTGGCCTCATAGGCTTGCTCGGCTTGGCGTCATTTTTACACAAGTCCTACCTACCAATAGTTACTCTTATTAGAAAAAAGAAGGTGTCTAGCTTGTCTAAGCACCGTAAGTGTTACGAAAAGATTAAAGAATTCGCCGACAGGTATAGGTGTCTACCATCTTGTCTGTTCATGTCTTTAGCGTAACGCAATGAGTTTGATGCACCCTATCTGACGCAGCTTAGACACAAGCCCCGCCGCGTCACAAAAACGGTGTTTTAGACAGGTAGCGCGGCTTGGAATATTTACACGGCGCATTGTTTTTTGTTGCGTTTTGATAACAAAACGTGCATTTTTGCAGCGAAATCGATCGAAAAAATAATTTTTCATCGACACAGGGCATTAGCCCAAAAGGAGAGTATATGAACACTACAACAACTATAACGGCATTGGTGAACCCCGAACCAATAACCGTAGCTCACAAGGCTATAACAAACCAGTTTGCCGTAAAGGTAATAGATTTACTTAGCCATAATGAGTTGGTGGTGAATAGTTATGCCATATCGAAGGGATATTCTAGTCGATATGAGGACTGTGAGTTTTTGATAGGCAACACGAAGGTTATGATTCGTGTATCGGAGTGTGTATGAGCCCCGAATCAGTGACAATTGGCATAGAGGCGTATGAGGTATTGGTAGACAAGCTTCATGAGCTTGAGACTGATGAGCTTATTAGTATGTTTGGCATAGACGTTCATGAGTTGGTGCAGGCTGAGAGTGAGCGTCAGTTGCGTGGTATGACTATCAAGCGTGCTATTGAGGTGATGATATGAGTATGGCAAATGCTAAATTAGTTGTAGTCATAAGCATACTATTGGTAGGTTGCGCGGATAGTGGTTTGGCAAAGCCTGTTAGTCAATTAGACCGGATAGAGGCTAAGCTTGATCTTATTATTGGCACTAAGCGTGACGAGGATAGTCAGCATGTTGCTATGGTATCTTGTCGTAAGCGTTGTCAGGCTATCGTTGATAGTTTGCGATTGGAGTTTGAGGAGACGACTGGTGATGCCGAGGACAGTGATCGTGCTGACTTTTGGCGTAACCCTCGCGTGGCTGCATGCAATGCAGACTGTGACAAGCTACCGATGCCCGTATCAGCGTGCGGGGAGTATTGATATGGTTAACTTAGCCAATTGTATTTTGGTAGCCGTAACAACGGCTACTACCGAACCCCGAATCATTGCATACGAGGATATGCGTATTATGCAATCGGGGCCCCAGTCACGCGTTTATTATTGCTATGCCAAGCCACAGGATATGCCTGTTGGCGTGGAGAATTTAACAATTTATACAAGACCTTCAGGTCTTAGGGAGTACAGAAGTGGAAACATTAGCGTTGAGAAAGAATAATGATTATGAGTCTATTGGCAATAGGCTTAAGTATATACATGAGAATCGTGTAGATCAGATTATACCATTGGAAAATATGGGCATGACATCAAGTGGACTACTTGCGTATAAGCAGACGGTGGATAGTCCTGTGCAGTCGTTTACGGCTAATACTTGGAGTGGTGGTCAATTGGCGTCGTATGCGGCAATACCTAAGCTTTATTATGATCGTATCGGGGCCCAGAACCCAGAGCTATTAAGCTTAATGGTTAACCATAGTTTTGTACAGAAGCAGCGTGAGAATATTGGTGGTAAGCGTGAGGCGCGTATGTTTCGCACACTTGATGGGCAATTGCAGGCATTGGTATCACCAAGCTTTTTAACGCTTGATGGTTTTGAGTTGATGAACATACTTAAGCCTATTCTTGATGATTGGGGTTTTATTGTTACAGACTGCAATATCACTGAGAAGAGATTGTATGTTAATGCTGTGACTCAGGCGTTGAGTGGTGAGGTTAAGGCAGGTGATGTAATAAATTATGGCGTTACCATATCAACGAGTGATGTTGGTGCGGGTAGTATTAGCATTTCGCCATATCTTTACAGGCTTGTATGTCTCAATGGACTTAAGACAGAATCGCATTTTAAGCGTAGGCATTTAGCTGGCAATAAGTCTGAGGGTGAAGATTTTCGTGACTTGTTTACCTCTGAGACTGTTTATCATGAGAAGCAAGCGATACTTGGCAAGGCCAAAGATACATTGCTGATTAGTTTGCGTAGCGAGAATTTTGAGAATGAGATTGCAAAGCTTCGCACGACTACTGAGCGCGTGATCACTAATTATAACCTGGCAGATGTTATTGACAAGGCATCTAAGTTTTATGGTGTAACTGACGAGAAGGTTAAAGAAGCAGTTACCAATAACTTAGGCGACGGCAATCAAGGCGCAGGCTTAACAATGTGGGGACTTATGAATTCATTCACGGCTGTGGCCAAGACTGAATTGGTGGACTATGACGAGGCCGATAGACTTGAGCGAATTGCTGGTGATATGCCAAAAATGACTGCCGTTCAATGGTCTGCAATTGCACAAACTAAACACTAATCAAGCAAAGCAAGGCCCCGCATTAACTTGCGGGGTTATTTTGCGGCGCGTTGTAATTTTTACACGGAAATGTATATATAGAGGCCACTTTGCGGCATTTTTTTATTTTGAAATTTTTACACAGGAGAATTTATGAGAGTAGTTTCGTATGTCATGACGCCATCAAAGAATAAGCGCGTGCAATCACACCCAGGCTGTATTTTCACCGATCAGTTTGTTGGTGAACACCGAACCCAGGGCCTTAAGTCTTGGGATTCTGACACAGGCCCATATTTGCAAATTGCAATTGGCTTAGATATTCGTAAATATTTATTTCAGGTTAATCTAGACGAGGCACGCGATCTCGCAGCGCGGCTCAATAAGTTTATTGCAGATAATGCTTTGACATAATTTTTATAGTCACTTAATTTTATATCTCAACAGGGGGAGATATGAAAACAAAGGCATTAGCTAGTCTTATAGCAAAATTAGAGGGCAAGAAGTCGCAGGCTCGTATAGGCGATATTCGCGAAATCATTTCAGTTATTGGTATTATTTTGCTTGGTATGGATCAGGCTGAGATAGATGCAACGGTATTAGAAATTATCAAAGGCGCGAAGCGCCAATTAAACAAGTCGAAATAGCATATGCATAATACACTAGTCTCATGCCTTGCGCTTATTGGCGTTTGGGCATTATACATGGTTTTTGGTAGTCTTTTGCTGACTACAATTAAGTTATCCTACGAATTTTTAGAAAATATTTATAAAAATAAAGGCAGCCAGTAATAAGCTGGACTGCCTTATGTCTTGCTTTGCGGCGTTGAGTACGCATTGCCTTGACTCATGAAAAATACTCAGTCTAGATTGTAAAGTCAACAAAGCGTTGGGGTAATATGGCAATACAAATTTTGGGGTTAAGAAATAATTCGCACGCATTTTTTGAGATGGGCGTTATTGCTAAATCAGTAGCAGAGATACTTCAGAACCC